GAGTAAATCTCCATGACCAATATCAGTATAACAAAATGTTATGGGAGTAAATCTCCATGACCAATATCAGTATCAGCACCATTCGCATTAGTCATACCAACATCATCTTGTTTCACAAGATGAGTTGTTTTAAGTTCACTAACATAACTAGTTTTAATGATATGAATCAGCAAAAATAATTACAATTTTATAGCTATATCTAGCCTGTTATATATATATATAATATACTTACCAGTATATATATATAACAGGCTATATATAGCTATAAAATATGTTGACAGTTATATTAAACCATCAGTTTCAGTTTCATCATCATATTTATCGTCATAAGCATTAATACAAATAATACCACATTCATAATCATCAATACCATCATCAATAATACGAGCGATATCTTTTAGCTTACTACCAATATCAAATCTATGATTATCAATAATGGCATACACTTTATTAATATCATTTGCATTACCATTAGTTGTTATATTAGTAATAGCAAGAGGAATATCAGCATCAGCAAGATAAAGTTTAGTAAGTTCAATAGAAGTAATAGAATTATCATTCTCAACTTCAATAGTAGTAATAATACGATGTACTTTCATGATGATTAATATTAGGATAAGACTTATCAGAACTTGCAGCTAGTTCTTGATTGACAAGTCTTATCAGACTGTTAAGTTCGTTTGTTGCAATATATTTAATGTTGATAATGAGCATTTCCATGTTGAACACTAGCAACAGCATCAGCAAAACTATTGTTGATAACATCAGTGCTACCAACCCGAAGGCCAGTAGCACCATGTTCATTAGAACGGTACGTCGTCATCGTTCATTGCAGTAGCAACAAAACTAGCTGCTTTAGCTTTAGCCTCACGCTTGGCAGTAATGGCAGCACGAGCGTCCTCCATAATCTGCTTGATAAGTACATTATATGCACCAACAAGAACAGGGTCAGCAGGCTGTTCGATACCTACAATATGATATACATATCGGTCATAATCCACAACATTGTAAAGATTGTCTTTACGAGTAAATGGATTATGGTCTTGTACACCAGCAGGTACAAACTGGCAAAGAACTTTGACAGCAACACCAGTCAGATACATACTAGCAAAGCCAGCTTCAGCAGCCTCGCCAACATAGTTGACAAATCTACCGTAGAACTTGTCTTTGCGCATTACAAGCAGTATCTGATTGAATGGCATCTGAATAGCACCAAGCATACCCATTCGATGTGTACCATCAGGCATACTTTGAGCACCTTTGACAGGACTAGCAATAGTAACAAACGCATTGAGATAAGAATTGCCATTACGACCTGTACGTTCTTGACAATCAATATTAGTAATGACAGTAGTCATTACATAACTATGACCATCAGTACAGATGCGTTTAACAACATCATCAATGGTTTCCACTTGCGCAGAACTTTGGTTATCTGTATCAACAGTAGGCTGAACAGGTTGGTTAATACTAGTAGTTGGGTCAACTACATTAACATTCTCAGGAGCAGCAGCAGCACCACCTTGTGCAGCTTGTGCTAAATCTTTAACGTCTGGCATGACTATTAAGTATTTAATTACGCTAATCAGTAGCATTACTGACAGTTGTTTCGTTTCAACTGCAAAGTATTTAATGTTGATAATGAGCAACATCATCTAGTAGAGATTAATCTCTACTAAGATAACTAACAATAGCCGATAGTATTCCAAATACAACAGCAGTAATTTGTTCATCACTAGTTGGTTCTACTTTCAATGCTAGTATGATAGCTGGCATCATCAGTATGATTGCAACTAACAACAATGGTTTGTTTGTTTTCATAATGATTAGTGTTAATAGTTAGTAATGTAATGAGATGAATAATCTCAAAATATTTAATGTTGATAATGAGCAGGATTATCATTAACTCTATCAACTTTAGGCGGGGGTAGTCAATCAAGTTTAACATGACCGGGGGTTATACTCACTAGCCTCATCAAAACACCAACATACACTATTTTCAATACTATCACTTTTACTATCATCTTCAACATTTTTACTATCATCTTCAACATTCTTACTATCATTATCAAAACATTAATATACATTACTATTATCTTCATAATTTTTATCTTCAGTATTTTCGTCATTATCCTTACTATCATTACTATTATATTTAATTCAGTCCTCACCAATATCTACAACTTCAGTTGCATACAAATCTTTATTCGCAATAACAATACCTTTATCAGTATCATTTTTAAATAAAACAAATTTATCAACTATAAGTCTATCTTTATCATCAAAAGTTTTTATTAATTTAGCTTCACTAATAATATTAATAAGTTTGTTAACATCACCTCTAAATATATAAATAGGATTAACAACATAAATATTTTGTAAATTAGTTCTTTTAATAATATTTTCATCTTCAAGATAAGCAATAGCGTTATAATAATCTCTATAATTAGGCTTAACTAAACCATAACCTTTAATTAAATCATGAGAAATATAAATAACATTACTATTAAATTTAATATTTTCAGCAATATAACCAATAAAAGAAATAATAACAGCATATCTATTTTTTCTTATTATATCCCAAACTCTCATACCAATAGTAACAAAATTACGTTTAATACCAACTTCTTTACTAAGATGATAACCATTATCAAATTCAGCAACTATACCAGTTCTGGTACTTTTATTATAACTAAAAGGATTAGCAACAACAAGTCTTTGTTTTTCAAATTCTTCTAAACAATCAGCATTATAACAAACATCATTAACAAGTTTATTATAAACTTTACTAGGTTTAAAATCTTCTTTAAAAGTCATAACAATAATAGTATTAAGTTCAACATAAAAATATATTACTCTAGGAAATGTCGAAATCTATTCCATGTATGGTATAAATATAGCAAATAAATAGCGAAATCTATTCCATGTATGGTATAAATTGGTATTTGTAACTTATTGATAATCAAATAATTATAAGTTAGCAATAGTATCTATATAGATATATATATATATATATTATATATAATATTTAATATAATCAGTATTATTAGATTTACTGTGACCCGCTCCGAGCTTCGCTCTCCGCTATACTCCCCGTGGAGGATGGATACAATCAGTATCAATCACATCAAGTTAATCAATACTATCATCATTATCATTATCTCTATTAATATCATTAATACTATTATGATTAAGTCTAACTCATCTCCATCCTCCACGGGGAGTATGACTTGCATATTTATAATCATATAATCCTCTATGACACAAATGTTAAAAATAGTTTTTCTCTTGGTAGATTCATTCAAACTCTTACATTTGCTAAAAACAATTAAGTTATGGGTAAAGATAAAAGTGAAACTAAACCTAAATACACTAGAGAATTTCATAGTGGAGAAAGGAATAAAAAAGAAGTTAAAGTTCCTAGTAAACTTAAACTTGGAAATATTGGTATTGATAGTATTATTAAAACTAAATAATTTAGTATTATGATTAAAGTTGAAAGTAAATTTAAAGATTTTGGTATTCAAATACCTACTGACATTAGCGAAATAACAAGTGAAGCACTTGACGCTATTCTTACTAATGTAGTTATTGCTAAACATTATTGTGTTGTTGCTCTTTGCCAAAATGAAAGTTTGTTTGGTGTTATTAATAATAAAGTTAGTACAGTTGAGGTTATGCCAATTATTGCTAAGATTAGTAAAGAAGATGCTGAACTTATTGGTATGAATCAAATGGATAAGATTATTATTGACCGTTCTACTCTTGAACGTGGTTATCATCTTTATCTTAAACATAATGTTCTTAGTCCTCAATTTGTTAATAAGTATATTACTAATGATACTGAACTAACTCGTTCTATTACTGTTGGTACTTTTGGACAAAATCAAGGATATAAAAAAGGACAGAAAGTTTGGTTTGTTGAATTTAAAGTTATAGCTATTAATGATTTAAGAGCTGCTATTACTGATAAACATAAAGCTGTTAATCCTTTTGTTTATCATTCTGTTGAAAAAGCTAATTAGCCATTTCGTCTAAATAATCGAACTCTTCTTGGAACTGCTTATGTATAATTTAAAATTATAGGTACTTGTGTTCTTGTTTATAGTAGTAATCTAAGAAGAGTTCTTAAACTTTCAATTATGGATTTTAAGACTAATACTAGTTTTAATATTGCTAATACTAGTTCTCATGAAGATTTTGATGATGATTATATTCTTATCTATAAAGATATAAATAATATATTAGATGATATTGGATTTCAAGGTGATGATAGAATACTTTGTAAATCTATTATTGAAAGTCTTGAAAAAGAAGCTAGTATTAATATACGAAAAGATAAATGTGTTGCTATTCCTCATATTGGTACTATTCAAAAGAATTGGTATCGTTCCAAACTTATTAGTCATTATAAAGACTTTAAAGAAGCTAGAAAAACTATGACTAGAGAAGAGTATAAAGAATATACTGCTAAAGTTATGGAAGAAGAAAAGCAAAAACATTATGAAGAAGAAGAAAAGATTAAAACTGAACATAAGTTTAAAAAGAAACTTCTTCCTATTTGGATTAAACTAAGTAAAAAACATAGTGCTGCTTATGCTAATCTTTGGCTATATGCTATGGGTAAACTTGAAATTATTGAATTTGATGAAGAAGTAGAAGAAATATATGAACGGTTTGGAATTGGATTGGATGCTGACCATAGATGAAACTGGTATGCCAAAAGCTCCTACACTTAAACAACTTCTTGATAGAGATGTTAGTCTTTTATATACAAGAGATAAATCTCCTAATAAAGAGATGTATATTAAAGAAGTTGGAGTTATTTATTATCTTGGTGACCCTAAAGGCCCATGTCTACAAGAAGGTCTTAGTGAAAAAGAAGCTCTTAAGAAAGCTATTGAAAACTTTGATTTACCTAAAAATTATCAACCTGATATTCTTGTTTGGAAACTTATTAAAAGATATTATAATCAAAAAGCTGGTGCAGGTATGGAAGCTGTACTTAATATTAAGCGTGGTATTCATAATGTTGCTCTAGCTGCTAGCAAATTAAATGAGTTGCTGAATGACAAGTTATCTGATGGTGCTAGTCTAGAAGATGTTCCAGTTGTTATTGGTTATATGAAACAAATTAATGATTTAGCTAATCAGTTTCCAAACACGATTAAAGCTCTTAATGTAGCTGAAGAAAATCTTCTGTATGAACAAGAGAATGTTGCTGGTAGAGGTGGAGTTGAAATTACTAGTAGTATGATTGAAGAATAAGCTGATGCTAATCTACTCCATCCTCCACGGGGAGTCTAGCGGAGGCACGTAGTGCCGAAGCGGGTCCAAGCTAGTGTTGAACTTAATAATATTAATATGGAACTTAAAGATAAAAGATATAATGATATTAGACTTATTTTTCATGAAGAAGAACATAAGTATAACGATAGTCTTGGTAATGATTATATTTCTACTACTACTATTCTTCATAATTATGCTCCTAAATTTGATAAGAATTATTGGTTAAGAAAGAAGTCTAAAGAGTTAGGAATAAGTGAGAAGAAACTAGAGGAACAATGGTCAACTATTACTAAAGAAGCTTGTGAACGTGGAACTAATACTCATAATGGTCTTGAAGATGGTGTTAAAGGAGCATCTATGTTTCAACAAGCTATTAATTATCTTGATAAACGTGAAGATGGTGTAATGGTTACTATTGCTGATATTCCAAATTTTGGTGCTAATTATAAACTTCTTAATCTTAAAGATTTTATTGAACTTACAGATAATCGTTATCCTCTTATTTATGATGCGTTTAAAATGTACACTGAAAGAGGATATAAGATTTATAGTGAGATTGGTATGTTTCTTATAGATTGGTTAATTAGTGGAACTATTGATATTCTTCTAGTTAATGAAGATACTAATTATGCTGTTGTGGGTGATTGGAAAACTAATCGTGGTGGATTAAGATTTAGTAGTGGATATTATAAGAAAGATAAAACAGTTAAACCTGCACAACAAACTAATGTTTGGGTTGATAAAGATGAACGACTTTTAGCTCCTCTTAATCATCTCCCTAATTGTAATGGTGCTATATATAATCTTCAACTTAGTATGTATGCTTTTGCTGTTGAATATATACTTGGTTTAACTATTAAAGGTATTTGGTTATGTCATATTGATAGTGATTTTGAACTTAATGAATATGGTATGCCAAAAAGATTTTCTGATGGTCTTTATCATATTAAAGAAAATCCTATTGAAACTACTAAATTCTTTACTATGAATTATCTACGTGATGATATTAATAAAGTTCTTAAAGATAGAGAATTACAAATTAAAGCTAGTGGTGTTCAAACTCAATTTAAACTTGCTATATGAAATTAAATAAAGACAATTTAATTGGAGTAATTATTGGTTTTATTGTTTTAGTTATATTTGCTATTTGTTTATCTAGTGGATGTACTAAACGTATTACTCCAGTTCCTGAAATTCGTTATGTTCCTGTTACTGATTCTACTGCTGTTAATGAATTAGTTTTAACTAAAGAATTACTTCGTAGAACTCAAGATTCTCTTAACGCTTATAAATCTGATACTACTATTAGTGCTGATTATTTTGTAGCTAAATATAAACTTGAACGTATTAAATATTATAATGATATTGCCGGAAAAGGAAACAATATCAAATTTCTTAGAGGTTGGATTCGTAGAACTCTTGAAGAATAAAGTATTATGTATATTATTAATCGTAGAAAAAATATAAGATTAATTGGCGATGAACATCATATTGGTGATGACTTTGAATTTGTGATTTATAAAGTTCAAATTAAAGTTCTTTGGTTTTGGGTTACAATTAAAGAATTTGATGAAGATGAATATTATGATGCTGTTGATTGTTTTAGATATTGTACTAATCTTTATATAAATTAAATTATGGCTTACTTTGGAGATGCTTTTAAAAAACTATCTATTAAAGAAGGTGGTTATGTAAACGATAAAGATGATGCTGGTGGAGAAACTTATAGAGGTATCAGTCGTAAATATAATCCTACTTGGCAAGGTTGGACTATGATTGATTCTTATAAGAAACATTATACTGTTGGTAGTAAAGAATTTAAATCTAAACTTGATAATGATGTTCAACTTCAAAAACTTGTTTGGCAAAAATATAAAGTAGGTTATTGGGATGTATTTGAACTTGATGATTTTAATAGTCAGAGAGTTGCTGAACAATTATTTGATACTAACGTGAATTGTGGTCAAGTTGCAGCTATCAAGATGGCTCAAAGAGTTCTTGGTCTTAAAGAAACTGGTAGATGGACGCTTGATTTACTTAACAAACTTATTGAAATAAAAGATTAACTTAATACTGTATAGAATCATGAAGAAGATATTAATAGCAATATTAGTAATAGTGATTATTAATTTATGTGCAACTTTATATTTATCAATAAGTCGTTTTAGTGTAGAAGCCAATTCATATAACAGAAGTGACACTGCTATTAATCGTACTCGGATTGATTCTATACAGTTAGTTATAACTGAAAGAGAAAGTATAGTTTATAAATTAAAAGAACATGAGAAAGATATTGAAGATAAAGTTATTAGTCTTAATGACAGTGCTACTTGGGAGTTATTCAAGAAGTTGGTGTCAGAGTGAGATTGATAATGTAGTGCATCCTCCACGGGGAGTCAACACTACTGATACAACTGTTCTTGTTCCTATTAATATGATTAAGATTGCTAATACTAAAATTATTAAAGCTAAACTTTATAAAGATATTATTAACGAACAAGATAGTATAATTAATCTCCATAAGATTAAATATAATGCTCTTTATAAAGAAGTTGAAACTTTACAAAATAATCTTGATAATAGTAATAAAGTAAATGATAATTTAAATAAGTCTATTGAACGTATTAAACGTAAGAATAGATATTTGGTAAGCGGTGGTGCTGTTTGCGCTATCGCTTTTATTGTTTGTTTACTAGTTAAATAAAATATTATGGCTGATGGTAAATATCCTTTTCTAGAATACATTGAAGAACCTGATAAAGAGAAAAAGTATAAGAAAGCTAGTGATTGTGGATGGTATGACCCTCATAATAACTTTTTAATTGGAGATAGTGGTGGCTTTCTTTTAAATATTAGACCTGGCAAATTTGTTAATACTGAACTTTTTAATGAAGCTGCTAGAACATATCAAGCCACAGGTAAATATACTCAATTTAAAGTTGATAGTATTCCTCATAGACAATTTAGACGTAGAGAATGTGATAGACGACGTAATGGTTTTTCTGCTCCTTGTTGGCAAAATCCAGATGGAAGTATAGAAGATGTTTGGATAACAGGTGGTCATTATAATTTTCTTAATTATACTCGTATGGAACGTACAGATGAGTCATCTGTTATTGTTACTGAACATGGAGCTACTGCTAAAAAGATTTATAGTTTTCCTAGTTTTATTGATGCTCAATTTTGGACTTGGCAAATTATAGAATTTTGTAGACGTAATGGTTTACATCTTATTATTGATAAAACTCGACGTGGAGGTTTTTCTTATATTATGGCTGCTGATAGTTCTAATGAAGTTAACTTATCTAAACATAAAGTTGTTATTCATGTTGCAGCTGATAATAAATATTTAATTAAACAAGGAGGTTTAAGTGATTTTGCTGTTAATAACTTAAAGTTCTTTGAAGAAAAGACTCCATTTAAAAGAGGTATATATAGTCTTACTACTGATAGTTTTAAACTTGGTTATCGTATGAAAAATGGAGTTGAAGCTGATGATAGTTGGTCTAGTTCTCTTTTAAGCGTTAGTGCTAATAATAATCCAGACTGTGCTATTGGTAAAGATGCTGTTACAATTAAAGTTGAAGAGTTATCTACAATGCAAAATTTTGATGAGTTCATGAATGTGACTGAACCTACAATGACTGTTGGTACTCGTACTACTGGTACTCTTATGGCTTGGGGAACTGCTACTGCTGCTAATATGCAAATATTTGAACAAAACTTTTATAATCCTAGAGCATTTGGATTTATGGCTTTTGAAAATGTTTTTGATAATGATGCTCGTAATGAAGTTTGTGGATTCTTTAAATCTTATGCTTGGGGTCTTGAAGGAGAGATAGATGGAGTTAAAGGATTTGATGAAGATGGAAATAGTAATCTACGAATAGGACTTAAGCTTGCTGCACGAGAAAGAATTGAAAAGAAAAAGACTGCTAAGACTTTTGCAGAATATCTTAATTATCTTGGTCAACGGGCTTTATTTCCTGCTGAATCTTTTAGTAGTGCTAGTGAAAATATATTTAGTAGTGAAGCTCTTAATAAGTTTGAAGATAAACTTCGAATTGATAATAGTTATAAGTTTTATACTGATGGTGAACTATTTGAAGATGGAACTAAAAAGATTTATTTTAAATCTAATGCTCGTATAAGAATTGAAAATCCTGATATGAAAACTTATGATTATATTCAAGGAGTTCCTAGACGTGGTAACGAAGACCCTCATGGTTGTATAAGAGTTTGGTTTGCTCCAGAATATGAAGAAACATATATTGGCGATAGGCTTATAAGAAGTATTCTTCCCGGTACTTATGTTGCAGTTTATGACCCTGTTGGTATTGATAAAGATAAAAAAGAAATTACTGATAGACATTCTCATAATAGTATATTTGTTATTGAAATGCCTAGAGAACGTAATGGATTTAAACCTAAATTATGTGCTGCATATTATGGACGTACTGAAAGACTAGAAGAAGCTGATGAAAAGTTTTATCGACTATGTAAATGGTATAATTGTATTGGTACTGGACTTGTAGAAATAAATCGTGGTGAAACTGTTTCTAATTTTCGTAAATGGAAAGCTACTAAATATCTAGGTTATGAACCTTTATATGTTTGGGATTCTGCTGTTAAAGAAAAAGTTAGTACTAGTTATGGTTATAATATTGGTAGTAATTCTAAGAAACTAGATGGTCTTCGACTTCTTAAAGAGTTCTTATATGAAGTTATTGGTAAGAATGAATTTGGAGAAGATATTTATGTTTTTGAAAGATTTCTTGATTATCAAACAATTCTTGAACTTAAAAAGTTTAATTCCGAAGGTAACTTTGACCGTATATCTAGTCTTATACTTTTAGGTATATATTGGAAATCTATTGATATTAAAGGTAAACGAGAACTTGCTAGTCGTAAGAAAGTTACAGAAGATAATGATAAAACAGATATTTTTAATAGACAATGGTTTTAAGATTAAACAAATAAAGATATGTATAATTTTGGTAGACTTGATTTTCCTAATCAGCACGTTAGTTATGCTGAAAAACAAGAAGTTGATTGGTATGCTAAATGTTGTGATTATGTTATAGAAGCTGGTATTGCTTGTAAAGCTGATTTTAATGTAGAAGAAAAGTTTAATATTCTTCTTGGCAATATTCCTAGAGAATATTATAGAAAAACTCTTAATCCTTATAATGAGAAAGATGAAAATCTAACTCGTTTTCCAGCTACTATGCGTAATTATGATATGATGAAAGGTATTATTAGAAGATATATTGGTGAATATATTAAGAATCCACATGATTTTATTGTTGGAGCTAATAATCCAGAAGTTGTATTTGCTAGAGATGCTGAACTTGGTAAACAAATTATGATGCTTGCTGAACAAGCTGTTGCTAAGAAGATACAAGAAAGTTATATGCAGTTTGTTAATGAAGGTAATAATCCTGAACAATTTAATCCTGAACAAGCTGTTGATATTGAAGCTTTTATTAAAGAATTTAATGAAAATTTTATTGATGATATTAGTGCACAAGGACAAGATTTAATTAATGTTATTGATGACCTTACTGATGCTTTTACTATATATGCTAGAGCTTATTTTGAATTTGTTGCTTTTGGAGCTTGTTATACATATAGAGATGTTGTAGGTAATCAATTAATTAAACGTGTTGTTAGTGTTAGAGATGCTTTTCCTATTCCTAACGATAATATGTTTGCAGAAGATTATGATATGTTTGCTGAACGTCGTATGTTGACTAAACAACAAATTATAGATGAATTTTATGAATATCTTTCTGAAAAAGAACGTGAAGCTCTTGATACATATTATCAATATAGTGCTACTACTTCTAGTGATAAAGCACTTTTAAATTGGGATAAATATATGTATTATTTTGGTGATATATGTAGTAAATTTAATAAAGATGATTTGCAACATATTAAGAACACTAATATAATGGCTCGTGATGCTAATAATGGTTTATTTGAAGTTTGGCATACTGTTTGGAGAGGTGAAATAAAAGAAGGTATTCTTACATATAGTAATGGAGCATTTGTTACAACAAGAATTGTTGATGAAACTTATCAGCTTAACCCTGCTGGTGGTGATATTAGTATTGAATGGGTGTGGCGTCCACAAGTTTATGAGAGCGTTAGAATTGGTTCTCGTGCTACAAGCATATATCCTTATAAGGCTCGTCCTATTGCTTACAATAGGAATGGTAAACTTCCTTATAATGGTATTGCAGAACTTTTGCCTGGTTTTGGAAGATTTAGTATTGTAGATACAGTTATTCCTTATCAAGTATTTCGTAATATAGTTTCTTATCATAGAGAAATGGCTATTGCTAAAAATAAGATGAATGTTCTTATGATTGCTAAATCTCTTCTTGGTAAAAAACCTGCTGAAACTATATATCGTATGGCTGCTGATGGAGTGCTTTATATTGATGATGAAGATGATGCTAATCTTGTTAAAGCACAAAATGTTCGTTATCTTGAAAGTCGTATGAATAATTATATTACGGAACTTGGGCAACTTATTCAAGAAATTGAACAGACTGCTAAAATGGAATGTGATATGACTCCACAACGTTATGGTGAGATTGCTAATAGTGCTGGTAAAGGAGTTACTGATGAAGCAGTTATTCGTGGAAGTATGGGTTCTGTTATTATTGAATTTATATTTGATAAAATGAGAGAACGAGATTATCAAGCTGAAATGGATTATACTAAACTTGCTTGGATTGATGGTCTTAATACTTCTTATAAAACTAAAGATGGTGATATTAGATATTTAAGTCTTGATGTTAATAGTCATATATTTGCTAATTATATTGTTACTTGTAAAACTTCTGTTAAAGAACGTGAGAAACTTGAACAATATAAACAACTTGCATTTAGTGCTGCTCAAAATGGTAATATGGATATGGCTAATGCTGCTATACGTGGAGATAATGTTGCTCAAATTAGCAAACTTATTGATAAGTATCAAAATATTCAACGTGAGCATGAACTTGATGTTGAACGTGTTTCTCAACAAACAGAACAACTTCGTCAAGAATTTGAACTTGCTAAGATTGATAGAAAAGCAGAACAAGATAGAGAAACAATTAGAGTTGAAAAATATCTTGATGGTCAGATTGAAGCTATGAAAGCAAATGCTAATATTATGAGTTTTGATAATGGTCTTAGTGATGCTGAAAAGAGTCAAGCTGAAGAACGTATGGAAAATGCTAGACTTAATCTTGAACGTAGTAAACTTAGTTTAGATGCTCAAAAGACTTCTGTTGAAGCACAACTTAAAGAAAAAGAATTAGCTGTTAAACTTAAAGAAAGTGATGATAAAGTCAAGATTGCAAAAACGAATAAAAATCGTTATGATAGTAAAAGTAAATAATCGGCTGTACTTCTAAATTTTGTTCATAATAGGGCTGGACTTGCTTGTGAAAGTAGGTTCAGCCCATTTTCATTTTTCTTTACATCACATGAGCCATTTTAAGCTCATTTTAAGCACTTTATTCATTTCGTGATAGATTAATCATTATGATAAAATTTGATTCATACACGGCTTCTCTGAAAGCGACAGGATAGGTTATCAGTAATAAATATCCTAGTTAGCAATAGTATGTTAGTCGGCAAATCGGCTTAAAGGTGAACATATTTTAACGATACAAGTAAAATTCGTATTATTATTATAGTTTATATTTGTGATATAGTAATTAATTAAAAACAAAGAGTTATGCCTAATTTTGATAGTTTTGGTTTTAATGGTGAAACATCTAATGGAGATGGAAAACCTACTGACGACATTACAGACCTTGATACAGGTAAAACAGGGCAATTAGATGCTGATGGTAATTCTATTGATGATATTACTAATAATGGTAATGGAGATGGGAATAGCGATTCTAATGCTAATAAAGATAACCAATCTTCATCCTCCACGGGGGGTAAGCCTAATGACAAAGCGAATGACGCTGATGCTGAACATGGTTTAGAAGAAGGTACTATTATCGAAGATGGAGATAATAAATATACTGTTGATAAAGACGGTAATCTTATTGACGATAAAGGTAATATCTTTAAAGCTAAAAATGAAGTTGCTGCTTATCTTAAAGAATTTGAAGTAGAAGATACTAAAGAAGAAAATACTATTGATGTTAAATCAATTCAAGAACTTGTAGGTGTTTCTGTTACTTCAGAAGATGGTAAAGCTGTTACTTTTGAAAATACTCCTCAAGGAGTTGCAAGTTATATTCAATCCGTTATTGATTTAAAACGTGATGAATTTGCTCAAGCTGGTGTTAATAAATTATTTGAAGATTATCCTATTGTTGGTGATTTTCTTAATTATTATGTTGCAAATGGTAATTCATTTGAAGGCTTTGGCGAACTTCGAGATAGAAGCGGTATTGAAGTAGATGAAAATAATGTAAGTCAACAAGAAGCTATTGTTCGTGAGGCGTTTAAGGAATTTAATCGTCGTGGTAATGTTGATAAGTATATTCAATATCTTAAAGATAGTAATGAACTTTTCAATGTTGCTAAAGAAGAACTTGAAGCTCTTCAGAAAGCTGATAACGAAATGCGTGAAGCTAATGCTAAAGAAGCTATGCGAGTTAAAGCAGAAGAAGAGAAACAACTTGTAGAATTTTGGACTGGAGTTAAAGAATGTATTGATAAACGACAAATTGCTGGTTATCGTATTCCTGAAACTGTTATTATTGAACGTAATGGAAAACAAATTTCTACTACTCCAGAAGATTTCTTCAATTATGTTTATCAAGTTGATGATAAAGGACTTTCTCGTTATGAAAATGATTTAATGAAGTTATCTCCTGCTGAAAGACGCGATGAAGAACTGCTTAAGGCTTGGCTTAAATATACAGGTAAAGGTTATGATAGTTTGATAGAAATGGCTGTTTCTGATAAAGAAGCTAAAAAGTTGAAACTTACTGCTAGTCAACGTAAATCTACAAAAGGAGCTATTAAAATAACTAAACCTGACAGTAAAAAAGATGCTCTGAAAGATGAGCGTTTTGGTTATTAACATAATAGTAAATTTGTAGATGAAAACATTACGTGTTATTGGACAAACTCGTTATGAAGATAGAGGTTATTCTAATGAAGAATCAATTGCTTATCTTCAGCTTCAAAAGCCAGAAGAAATTAATAGTTTTCTGACTTATAATTATGGTATGGATGATGACCGTTTTCCTTTAAGTTTTATTACTGAAGGTCAAGGTAGTCGTGGTATTAAAGATGTTGCTACTGTACAATGGACTTGGAAAACTATGGGTCGTATGAAGTTTACAGACTTTGTAACTTACTTTAATACTGCTGTTACTAAACCCGGTCAAAATGGTAGTGAATTTGAAGTTCATTTCTCTACTCATTGGTTTATTGAACAACATGGTCTTACTGCTCCCGATGGTGTTACTCAAGTTCGTATTCAGAAAGACTTAGGTGAATCTGCTTATGGTTATGCTTATCTTTTGAAACTTACTTCTCCCAATCCTGATGCTTATGTTGACCCTCAATGGTTGGCTAAAGGTATGTATTGGGCAATGAGTGCTCCTACTGTTTCTGAATCTTATTCTAAAGGTAATAGAAGCAATACTATGGGTCCTGCTGGAATGACTTCTCAACTTGAGTTTTATCGTTATTCTAAAGAAATAGCTGGTAATCTTGCTAATGTTGTTACTCAATATCAATTCCAAAATGATAATGGTGGTACTTCTAATCTTTGGATTAACGAAGAGATGCGACAGTTCAACTTGCACATGAGAGTAATGAACGAAGAACGTTTGTGGAAGTCTGAATATAACCGTTTACCTGATGGTACTATTCCTTTGAAAGACCATGATAATGGTAAACCTATTCCTCGTACTGCTGGTATGTTAGAAATTTGTCGTGAATCTAACTACGATACTTATGGTGAAGTTCTGACTCTTAATAAACTTGAACGTACAATCGGTGATGTTCTTGACCGTGATACTCAAGATGGCGATAAGAATGTAGCTCTTATGGGTGGCAAAGGATTTATTCGTGACTTTGAAATGGCTATCAGAACTGATGCTAAAGAAAACGGATTTATTACTCCTCTTGGTGAAAAGATGATTCAAGATAATGGTGATGGTCTTTCTTATGGACGTTACTTTAATAAGTATAAAACTCCAGATGGATATATCATTACTGTTATTCATAATGCTTATTTCGATAAGGGTACTGATGCTGAAGCTGCTAAGCAAAATGGTATGATTCATCCTACTACCGGTTTGCCTATTACTTCTCATCAAGCTGCTTTGGTTGATATGAGTAATTATAAAGGTAATCAGAATGTTCGTATAGTACGTCAAAAAGGACAGGCTTATAAAGCTAAAGTTATCGAAGGTATGACTGATATTCCTGCTTGCTGGGGATTGCCTAATACTAATCATGCAGCTACTGAAATTGATATGGCTCGTTATGAAGTTAAAGGCTCTATTGGTTTGCAGGTAGATAATACCACTAAGATGTTCTTATTGAAATGTGTATTATAATCATTTAAAAGAAGCTATTTAAGATATGGATTTTAACAAAGTAAATGAAGCTAATAAAGCAGGAGAAAATACTCCTGCTGCTTCTAATATAAATACAGATAAACAGGTTATACCCCCCGTAGAGGATGGAGTAGATAAACAGCCTGCTAATACAGTAGGATTTAGAGATGAAAGTCTTGATGAACCTTATACTGAAAAACGAACTATTACTATTAATTTAGTTACTAATTATTCATTATATCGTAGAGTTAATGATAAAACATTACCTAAACGAATGGATAAGATTGGTAGTTGTGTTCGTAGTTCTCGTACTCTTTCTTCTAATAAAGGTGAGATTGAATCTTATTTTCCTGCTTTAATTGGTCTTGCTCCTAATAATGAAAACTTTATTTCACGGGTTAAGGCTTATCTTAATAATATTAGTGTTTCAGTTGATGAACTAGGTAAGACTTTTGATATTTCTTTCTTTTGGAATCGTAAACGAGATTATCTTCGTTTTAGAGCTGAAGAAGAAGCTATTGAAACTGCTTATATGAATAGTGACCGTAAAGGAGTTAAAGAACTTAGAGAAGCTCTTGAAGCTAAGATTACTAAGTTAAATCTTCTTGAAAGTGAAAAGTATAAATATGGTTATCCTATTGTTCTTGATGATTATCTAATTTATCGTCATTGTTTATTGTATAAAGATGTAGCTAAAGATATTGCTCTTATTAATTCTGACCCATCTATTAGATTTTATTTTAAAGATGACCAAAGAGAAGCTGAGCGTCTTGCTAAACATCGTCAGGAAATTAATTCTGCTAAAGGCAATTATGTTAAACTTCTCACGAATAGTGATTTGTTTGATGCTGTATTTATTCAATACTGTGTTGCCAATAATATTAATATTCCTAACGGTATGGCTATGGATACTGTTGATAAACAATCACATCTTGATAAATTTAGTACAAATGAACCTGCTAAGTTTAATAAACTTTGCAATGATAAAGATATTACTATTAAATCTTTAATTGAGGTTCTTATTTCTCGTGGAGAATTTATCAGAGCAATTCATAATCAGAATATTACTACTCCTGATGGTGAGTTCATTGGTGCTAATGTTAAAGAAGCTGTTACATGGTTTAAAAATCCTACTAATAGTGCTCTTGTTAGTGCTTATAAAAATAAACTTAAAAACATTTGATTATGAACATTGGGGAGATGCACGTGACGTTCAGAGAACTGGCACAACAGATGGGTATGCAGACCGTTCGTGCTATTCTCATGGAAGATATAGATATTTGTCTTAATGCTGCTATAATTGAAAAAGCTAGAAATGTAATAGTAGAAAACGTCGGACCTGTTCCTTATAATGATAAGGTTGCTCGACAAAATGCTTCTATTAGTCCTGTTAATGCTCTTAGAACTTTATACACAGCGGGTACTGTTAACGGCGGAGATATTACAGGTGGTGGAACAGAAGTTGACCCTTATAAAATTAATATTGATAGCGACGGAATAATGCTATATACAGGCTTTCAAGTTAGTTATAATGGCAAGACAATTTATGATTGCAGAATTATTGAAGCTGAAGATTTAGGTCAAACGCTAAGAGATTTCTGTAATCGTGCTGCGAAAGATGCTCCGATAGTTACTATATTTGGAGATGAATCTGGTATTAATGTTGATATATATACTGGACGTAATAATACAGTTAAACCTCAATTAGTTAAATATCTTTATATCAAAGAACCTGCTAAAGTTAAATTTGATGAAGAT